TGCCGTCACCAATAATAGCACTGCGGTTACTGGTAGTTCTACTCGGTTCACCGAACAGTTAAGAGCAGGTGATAGGGTTATTATTCGTGGTATGACGCATTTTGTCACACAAGTTGTAAACGACACCTCGATGTATGTAACGCCAGATTATCGTGGTATTACAGCGAGTGGTGTTAGGATGACTAAGATCACAGAAAAACGTGTTCCACAATCACGTTGGAATCTTGACACAATGGACGGTAATGGTCCTTCTGGATCAACCCTTGACGCTGGCAAGATGCAGATGATTGGTATTGAATACTCTTGGTATGGTGCTGGATTTATTCACTTCATGATTCGTGGTAGTGATGGTAAGTGGGTATATGTCCATCGAATGAAGAATAACAATATTAACAACGAAGCATATATGCGTTCTGGTAACTTGCCTGTTCGTTATAGTATTGAAAACGACACGCCAGTAACACACTTGACCGCTGCAATTACTGATAGTGACACAACGATTCCTGTAGCAGAACTATTAGAATTCTCTGACACGGGAACTCTCCTTATTGACAACGAAATCATTACCTATACAGGTAAGAGTGTCACTCAAGGTGCGGGTAACTTTACAGGTTGTACAAGATCTGCGACATTGGTGCAGTATCAACAGGGTTCCACCAATAACTTAACTGCTGGCCCTGCTGCTTCCCATGACAACAACGTTGGAATCATTGAGATTTCAAACACGTGTTCGCCAACACTCTCTCACTGGGGTAGTGCTCTTGTGATGGACGGTGGGTTTGACTTAGATCGTGGTTATTTGTTTAACTATGCAAGACAAAACTTTAACCTTGGGACAACTCCAGTTGCTGCATTTGCTATTCGTCTCGCACCAAGTGTGGCAAACTCTTTGACGGGTCGTCTAGGTGCAAAAGAACTCTTAAATCGATCACAACTACTTTTGGAACAGGTTCAAATTACAGTTTCTTCTGGTGCTCTTCAGGGTGAGTGTATTGTACAAGGTATTTTGAACCCCAAGAATTTTGTGGATGCTACTTGGCAAGGACTCAACCTTGAATCTCAAGGAGGACAACCATCGTTTGCTCAGGTGGTGGACGGTCCAAATATTACTTGGACTGGCGCAGCTGCTTATGCAATTCCAGGCGAACAGGTATTCGCTTTTACCGCTGATACCAGTAAGGCAGACGGTGTTACTTCTTCTCTAGATTTGAGTAAGTTAAAAGAATTGACTGGTGCTCCACTAGGAGGAGACTTCAAGTATCCAGACGGGTCAGACGTTCTTGTTATAAACGTGTTCCTGACTAAAGGAACTTCTGAAGCGTCTGTTCTTCTGCGTTGGTCAGAGGCACAGGCATAATAGGAAACAAAGATGGCAGTAAAATTAAGTTCATTCCTCAGTACTTCTTTTACACCAAGTGCTCTAGACTCTGCTGGTGTCATAGGAATTATAGAATCAGCAGTGGCAACCATGCCACTCGATTCTGGAACTAGTGGAAACTATGTAAAAGACATATCAGCAGATAGTGGAATTTCTATTTCTGGTATTGCCGCACATGCTGCCTCTTTGACCATTGGTATTGATTCTGATAAGATCGCGACTGTCAATACTGCACAGACCCTAACTAATAAAACAATAAATCTTACCAGTAACACTTTGACAATGACGCTGAATCAGTTGAACGCTGCTATCAGTGGTGGACAATCTGTTGCTTCTTTGACGGGAACAGAGACTTTAACAAACAAGACAATAACATCCCCAACCATAAACACACCTTCAGTTTCTGGCGGTTCTTTAACAGACATCACAACCTTTGGACTAAGAGATACCGTAACCACTGGTTTTGAGACTAGGGTAGTTTCGACAAATGCTTCCCCTGTTTTAACAGCAGATAGAACCCTTACTCTTGACGTCAATAACGCCGATAGAACACTTAGTCTTACTGGCAACTTGCTGACTGTAGGCGGCAACAGTTTGACTCTGACCACATCTGGTGCAACCAACGTAACTTTCCCAACCTCTGGTACATTGGTGAGCAAAGATGGTTCTGGTAATTTCTCTGCTGGGACTATCACTGCCAACCTGACTGGAACTGCTTCTAACGCTTCTAACGCAGACCAGTTAGATAGTCAAAACGGTACATACTACAGGATTGATGTATACGACAGAAACGGGACTCTTTTGAATTAATATACATATTATATTATGAAACCCCTTATAATATGTGCTCTTCCTCGATCAAGAACTTTCTGGTTATACAAATACTTTTCGCTGTATGATAACATTCGTTGTGAACACGAGTATACTGCAAAGGTAGATCGCGTAGAAGATTATTTTTCTGCGATGTATTCCCAAGAAAAACAGTTCATAAACGTCGACGCATTTTCTTTCCTTTCCTTTCCCTTCGATGTTATATCGAAGGCAAATGTAGTCTTTATAGAAAAAGATATCTCTCGTTGCGTAGAATCTACTTTAGAAATATTTCCAAAAGATCATTGGGTACACCAAAAAGGGTTTAAATATCTTTATACTTGGTATGAAGATATGCAAGAGGTGTATAAAGAACAAGTAGAATATGTTATTCAATATGAAGAACTAGACGAAAAGTTACCGATTCTTCATGAATTACTTGACCAAGAATATAACCCCAATCACCATAAAACCATGCTTGAGAAGAAGTTAAATACTTCTATTCAATATATTAGTTTTCAAAAATATAACATGTGGCAACAATCTTATAATGAGCATAAAATTTACACTTAGAGAGAGGGACGACGCTTTATACGATTTTATAGAAACCACCAAACAAAAAAAGTGGTTCTCTAAGGATAAACCTGTTCGATATCATGGAATAGAATATGACGAACAACTCGGAGTTGCAACAATAGAGTACGAGAGAGTGTTGTATAGGGGACAGGATTGGGTTCCTCTCTGTATGATTGTAGACACTAAAGTTTTTAGAAAAGAAATTCTTCGCAAATATTCTAAAAAAGTAATTCATAGCAGCAGGATAATAAGTACATACAAAATAGGTTATCAATTATTTGAGATAGAAAATATATCTGGTGGTGCCTTTACCATAACCCCTTCGGATAATACAATAGCATTGAAACATATGAAAGATTGGCTAGATCCTTATAACAGAATAAAAGAAACAGGGCATAAAAACAACGAGGGTGCTGATTTATTGCGTTGGTATTTTTCCAGACAGGACTGGGAATCTGGTATATTGCAAAAGCAAGCAAAAGAAGCAATAGAGGTGTTGTGATGATGGGTGATCTAACCTTTGATCAAGGTGACTGGAACGAAGAAATACAACATTGGTGTAAAAAACAAGGGTGGGGTCACTGGAAAGGAATACGGTATTCTGCTATGAGATGGAACAATCATATTTTGTTTCTTTTGATTCACAATAAAGACGACTTTGAATATGTTGAGGGGGAAAAGTGGATAGAGGTAAGCACTATTTCCGACTATTCTCATTTGAAATATGGAGCATTTAACTCTTTAAATGCTTCTCAAAGAAAAATGATTCGAGACTTTGGGATATACAAAGCAGCTTTATATCTGTTTGAAACTTATCGCTGCGATGGAATATATGGAATTATAGAAGAAGATAACGGAACTGTTCATAGGATAACTGACAGGATAAATGGCATAAAAAAGGTTGCTATTGATAGAAAAACTTCCGGCGGGGTTCAACTTTACCATTGGCAAATGCCTCGTTCTGATTGGGAAACCCAAGTTTTACAAAATAGAGCATTGACAGCTGCTTTGGATATTTAAAAGTATAAATAGATGTAAATGCTTTTAGGGAAAAAACAATGGCAGTCATTACCACAAGACAAGGACTAATCGACTACTGTCTCCGTCGCCTTGGTGACCCAGTTATAGAGATAAATGTCGATGAAGATCAAATTGAAGATAAAGTCGACGACGCACTACAAGTGTATCAAGAGTTTCATCATGATGCCACTATTCGAGTTTACTATGAGCATCAACTAACCGCTGATGACATAACAAACAAGTATATCACTCTGCCTACAAACATCTTATATGTCACTAAGATGTTTCCTATCTCTAGCACCATCATAAACAGTTCTAATTTCTTTTCTTTCAATTATCAATTCGCCATGAGCGACTATCATCATTTGTCTGATGTTGGTGCTAGTGGTTTGTCGTACTATGAGCAAATGCGACAGTACATGGAATTGATTGATATGAAAGTAAACGGACTGCCTTTGATAACCTTTTCTAGAAAGCAAAACCGTTTGTATATTCATAGCGATATTGAAGACGGTGTCTTGGTTTCTGGTAGTTACGTTGCCTTAGAAGTTTATCAAACCGTAGACCCGACAGCACACACTTCAGTATTCAATGATATGTTCATGAAAGACTATACCACTGCCCTAATTAAAGAGCAGTGGGGGCAAAACATGTCAAAGTTTGAAGGCATGCAACTCCCTGGAGGAGTAACGATTAGCGGAAGAACTATGCTTGAGGAAGCAAAAGAAGAAATTAATAGTTTGCGAGAACGTATGCGTCTTGAGCAAGAAGTTCCCCCAGACTTTTTTGTAGGTTGATATCATGGCGACCTCTCCTTATTTTCGTCAAAACGTTCGCTCAGAACAAAACTTATACGAGGATTTGATCGTTGAATCCTTGAAGTTTTACGGCAATGACATCTATTATATACCACGCGAAGTAGTTTCTCGTGATATGATCTTCAATGATGCTGAACTTTCTCGGTTTGAATATGCATACAAACTAGAAGTCTATATCGAAAACACTGAAGGATTTGACGGAGAAGGAGACCTATTTCAAAAATTTGGGGTTGAGATAAGAAACTCAGTAAACTTTGTTATGTCTCGCCGTAGATGGAACACAGAAATACGTGCCTATGAAGAAACTCCACAGAACAAATATTATAGACCAAGAGAAGGCGACCTGATTCATCTTCCTCTTTCTGGGTCAACTTTTGAGATAATGAGCGTACAGGACGAAAGTCCTTTCTATCAACTAGGGCAATTGCCAACTTTCAATCTTCGTTGCGAGTTGTTTGAGTATAGTGCAGAAGACTTTGATACTGGTATTGCACAAATAGACGATATTGAATCTTTTGCGGCATATCAGTATCAATTGGTTATGGACTCTGCTTCAACTGGATATGAAGTTGGAGAGATAGTAACACAAACGTTTGATGATTATGTAATCACCGGAGAGGTTGTAAACTGGAGCGATTCTGATAATAGGATGAGTCTTGCTCATGTGGGCAACACTTCTGGCGAGTATAAGGTTTTCACCACAACTGCTCAAGTAATAGGAGACAACTCTAGTGCTGTTGCAACACCAACTTCCGTCCTAGAACTACAAGAGATACAACCAGGGAGTCCTGGTGGAGCAGACGGAAATGTAAGCAGTTTTGATATCTCTGCTTTTGAGTTCTTAGACTTCAGCGAATCTAATCCGTTTGGAGACCCACAATAATGTTTGGAACTCACTTCTATAATGAACGTGTCCGAAAATCGGTTGCCATTTTTGGTTCTCTGTTTAATAACATTTATATGATCAGAAAATCTGGTAGTACGGTTTATGATCAAATGAAAGTTCCTCTGGCATATGCTCCGCAAAGGAAATTTCTTGAGCGTATAAACGAGATGAATGATGGGGAAGATAACGAAAGGCAACTTGCTATCAAGTTGCCTCGGATGTCGTTTGAAATATCTGCTATTTCTTATGACCCGCAGCGTCAATTACCCAAGATGAATTATTTTTCTAAAACTGGTGCTGAAGACAACCAAAAAGCAACCAAGTTTTATGCTGCAACTCCTTATATCATAACTTTTGAGTTGAGTGTTTATGCAAAGCAACACGACGATGCATTACAAGTGGTTGAACAAATCTTACCATACTTTGCACCACAGTATACTGTTTCTGTAAAACCAGTAGCAGACTATAACAGCATTGTCGAAGACGTTCCTGTTATTCTCCAATCTGTTGTCTTTACTGACGACTTCGAAGGTTCTATGGAAAACCGTAGAACTATAATATATACATTGACCTTTGACATGAAAGTTGCTTTCTATGGACCAAAACCATCAGAAAGTGAAGTTATCACCCGCGTCGACTTTGACCTTTTTAATATGGATGTAGACTCTGCTGGAACTGATTTGTACTTAGAAACCGTGCGCGTAGAAACTAACCCAAGACCAGTTTCTCAAGATTCGGATTATTCTTTGGTCACTTCAGTTCTAGACAGCGATACATATGTACCACATGACTACACCTGAACATCATTATTTTTTTAAAATTCCAAATGTAGAGTTGCCCAAAGAAACAAGAAAACATCTTATAGAAAGGGCAAAGCAGAACAAAGATATTCCTTTAGAGAAGTTTAAAAAGGTTAAGTTATCGGGATATGATTCTATTGCTTCTGAATTGATGTTTGGTACTATTTCAGGCGCGCAAACAACCGCTCATAACGTTAGTTCTTCTGTAGCGAATGAAGGACTAAGATATAATTGGGTTGGTATGTATGGACTACATGGATTAAAAGATGTTGTTCCTGATTATGACCCTGTTGTAGATTCTATCTACAATATGTTCACCGAAGAAGCAAAAAAATATCTCTTTTATTTTATTGTGAGTAGCACAGAACCATACGGATATATGTCTCCTCACATGGATCAACGCACCTTTGGCAAACACAGAGAATCTGTTATATTCTTTCCCCTTGAACCATATAACGAAAAGGATTGGGCACCTTTGACATATTATACTACAGAAGGGGAAACTCTGCCCATTAATTTCTATCACTGTTATGCTGGTAACACAGAAGCAGTTCATGGTTATGAAAATAATGAACATTATAGGTATCACTTACAGGTTGCTTTTCTGCAACCAATGGAAGTGCTATATAAGTTGCACACAGAAAACAGGTTGTTCAAATGAGCGACGAAGAAAAAGACAACGACTTTGAGTTTACTCGCGAGACTCTTTACGACCTGATATGTAAGGGTAGAGAAGGTGTAGAGGAAATGATCGAGGTCGCTAAGAGCAGCGAACACCCTCGCGCCTATGAAGTCCTTTCCAAGTTGATAAAAGATACAGCAGACACCTCCTCTCAACTTTTAGACCTTCACAAGAAAATGAAGGATATAGAAAAGAAAGACAAACCTGCTCTTCCTCAGGGGCAGACTACCAATAACGTCTTTATCGGTTCAACCACAGACCTTCAGCGCATGTTGAAAGACATGAACGAGAAGGACGTTACACCAGACTATGACAGAATTGAAGATTCAGGACACGACTAAATTTAGGTCGGACACCCATTATCTTGGCAACCCTCATGTAAAAAGAGATGGGGTAGAAGAGGAATGGACCCAAGAAAAGGTAGCAGAATATGCCAAGTGTATGGCGGATCCTGCTTATTTCGCTAGAACTCATATAAAAATCATAAACCTGAACGACGGACTAGTCCCCTTTGAGTTATATCCATATCAAGATGAGATGTTTACTCACTTCAATTCTAACAGGTTTTCGGTCGTACTAGCATGCCGACAGTCTGGTAAGTCTATCTCTTCAGTAGCATATCTTCTTTGGTATGCTATCTTTCATCCAGAAAAAAATGTAGCAGT